TTGCATATTATCATTTGTTTTACTGATGCATGTGTTGACTAAATGTAAGTATAGGCGCTTAAATTAATGCTGTGTGAAGCTGTTTTGACTTTACACTTTGATAAAATCTTGTGTTGCTTGTATTTTCTTGACTTCTCGATAAAATCTTCGTTCGGCCTTGTGAAATCGGGAGAATGCCTTATCTTTGCAACCGCAAATGTTGCTGGTCCTGTAGTTCAACGGATAGAATAGAAGTTTCCTAAAGAGTAACCGATTTTTCAGCCCAATCTATCCTTTGAATGATAGGCAATAGTTCTTTGAAAATTTGTGCAAATCTGCATAAGCCCCTGTAGTTCAACGGATAGAACGTCGGTTTCCTAAACCGAAAATATGGGTTCGATTCCCATCGGGGGTACAAAATGACAGATTTTGGTAGTGATCGTGTTACCGCATAATCCGCATAAGTGAGGTACTTTTGCAGTAAATAGTTCTACAAATATTCTACAAAAGTTATGGCAACATTTAAAGCGGAGGTTTACGCCCATCAAAAAAAGAAGGACGGAACCTATAATATTAAGATACGTGTAACACACAACGGAGAAAAGCGATACCTGGCTACACCTTATTTTATATATAAGGAAGATATTACCCAGAAAACCTTTAAAATCAAAAATCAGCATTACATAGATCTTACTGATGAAATGATAAGGACGTATCGTAAACGTTTGGATCGTTGGGGTGAAAGGCAAACCAGTATGACTATGGAGCAAATTATCAGAATCATTACTACCGATAATGAGAATGAAAAATTTGATCTTGATATTGTAGCCTACACTTGGAAGGAAATAAAACGAATGAAAGAAGCAGGACATGGAGGTAATGCAGATACCTATATATGTGCTGTTAGATCATTGGTTAAGTTTGTTGGTCGGGAAAAGGTTATGTTATCCGAAATAACAGCTAAGTTTTTGCAAAATTGGGCTGATTGGATAAACAAACAGCCAAATGTAACAAGGGGGTATGTAACTCACAACTATTTAAATAGGATGAGGGCTATATACAACAGAGCGAAAAAAGAGTTCAACGATGAGGATGCTGGAGTTATCCGAATACCTTATTCCCCTTTTTCTCACATTGATTTCCCGAAACTTCCGGCAACGAGAAAGCGAGCTTTGACGGTTGAGCAAATACAAGCTATTGCAAATTTGGAATATACTAAGATACTCCAGCCCGGTACTAATAGATTCAATTTTGCAAAAGATGTGTTCTTGCTGAGCTTTGGTTTAATTGGCATGAATGCTATAGACTTATATAATTGTACAGATTATAGGAACGGACGTATTACATACCAAAGAATAAAAACCAAAGAAAGGCGCATTGATAAAGCTGAAATCTCAATCAAAGTAGAACCAGAATACCAAGCTCTTGTAGATAAATATCGGGATCCTACAGGAAAAAGGGTATTTAGGTTTTATACGATGTATGCAGATGTAAATACTTTCAGTACGGCTCTAAACAAGGGCTTAAAGAAAGTAGGAAAGTTAGTTGGTGTAGATGATTTGGAGTTTTACGCAGCTCGGCACTCATGGGCTACTATAGCTTTAAATGATGCAGGAGTAGATAAATACACCGTACATACTTCTCTTAATCATGTTGATGATAGTATGAGGGTAACGGACATCTACATAAAAAAATCATGGGATCCTATAGATCAAGCGAACAGGAAAGTAATTAACCTGGTGAATATAAATATCAGCGAAACTAAGGAGCCTATAAATGAAAAAGTACAAAGAAAACTATTTTGCTTAAGCAATTTGCTTAGGCAAAATGAAGATGATACAACAGCACACCAATAAAGTGTAATTTGTTGGTGTATAATGCTTTGCGTTTTGCTTAAGCAAAATGCCTAAGCAATTTGGTTAAGCAATTTGCCTAAGCAAAAAGGTAAGCAAAATGTTATTTTTGCTTGAAGATTTGCCTAAGCAAATTGCTTAAGCAAAATTTGTTGTGTCCGTATGTTTGCATATCAAACCACTAATATACAACTGATTATCAGTTTGTTATAACACAAACGGCTTTTGTGATGATTTGCACAAAAAACACTTTTGCTTAAGCAAATTGCCTAAGCAAAACTTAAACGGGGGTATATATATAATATAATAATAAGATTATATATTAATAATAGAGTATATATAGGGGATTGTTAAGGGGAAAAGAAAAAAGCGACACTGTTTAAAGTATCGCTTTATTTTTCTAACATCTTACCTTTTCCAGTAAGAAGCCATTTTGCGCTAACACCATATTCAGTAATCAAAGGAACCAGCCAAAATGGTTGTAGTAAGTTTCGTGTAGGATTTTTACGAAGTAACTCCATATTTCGCCTATCTACACCGTTGGGATCACAATAGCTTCTCACGCTTTTTATCTTACCCATTGCCACAAGAGCATCAAAGGCTTCAAAGAAACGGTTTGCAATAGGTCTGTTAGCTTCTGCATTATTCATTATCTTAGAATTTGGTACTTCAAAAAATCAACTTCATTTTTCAAATTCACCAGGTAATCTGTAGGCTCATTATTAACCTTTGCTTTATCAATCGCTTTAAGAAGGCAATCTTGAACACTGAAAATGCTATCTACGTTTACGGGTAAACCTACTGTATAAGCCAAGAATTGCTCTCTGTACAATTCTATTACAAGTTTGCTATAATCTTCCATACTCTAATATTTAATCTGTTTAAAGCCAAATACTATACGGCATCTGCACATTTTGCAACATCTTCCTGCTGGGCATTCATTTTTTTGCTTACCTCTAACAATGCTTCGAGGCGACCTATTTCTCTATTTAACCGTTCTATCTCTTTTTCTTTCTCGGTAATCATAGAATAGGGTGCTATCAGCTTCTCGTTCATTAGCTGTATTAGCTGCCTGGAAAAAGCGTCTGCACCAGCAAACAGAATATCTGTAGATACTTCCATTTTTTCAGTCTGTGAATGTTGTTTTGGCGCAATGGTTTTAGGCTTATTTTCTATCGGCTTTATCTCTTCTATATCATTGGTAATATAACTGCAAATATTACCAAATTTCCTTTCTAATATTTCAATTTTGACGGGTGGTAAATCCCTTCTGCCATTCTCTACGTTGGCAATAAAGCTCTGCCCACATGAAAGAAGTTGAGCTAATTCTTTCTGTGTGATTCCTTTTTCTTTCCTAAGTCTTTTTAAATCAATCATTTATTGACTTTTTAAAATATAACATGATAATATTCCTTGAAATATTACTAAAATATTACGAAGTTTATTTGGTAATATTGCCAATGTTGCATATATTTGCAACGTAATAAAAGTAATAACACCACAAATATAGGCAAAATAACCTATAGGAGTGATAATATTTCAAATGAAAATGAGCGAATTAACAGAAAAAGACTATCCTACTTTTACGCAAATGTATAAGAATTTGCCCGAAAGAAGTAGTATCAAAGCTCCTAAAACTGAATTTGTAGAAAAGGTGGCTAAGATTACTAAGAAGTCCGTAAAAACCGTGCGGTGTTGGATCGCTGGAACACAAAAGCCGGATGCGTTGGCGCAATCTGTTTTAGAGAAAGAGTTTAAAGTTCCTGCTAAGTATTTATTCCCTGAAGCATCGTAATATGAAACCTATCGAATTTTACACCACACCAGAAGGCGAAGTTACTATGCGTCCTTTAGGTGAAGCGGAAAGGCAACTTAGAGAAAGTGATACTGAGTTTATCCAGGCTTTCTTGGAAATACTGAGAGAATTTTATACTGAGGCTTATACGGCTTTAATGGAAATTTACTCAAAGAGTTCTGAAAATAAGCGTTACCGTGATTTTTTGGCTGTACGGAGATTTATAAAGTGCAACTTTGGTCTATACGATAATGTGATAGATATTGATGAGAACTGGAATTTCCGTTTTGAATTTGTCGGGTGTCCTCTACGTGGCGAGTGTAAAAGCGATAAGATCATTTGCGCCCCCAAATTTAATTCAAAGCTATCAGATAGACAGCTTGAAGTGATGAGGCTGCTTTATGAAGGCAAATCAGATTCAGAAATAGCAGACAAATTATTTATCTCTTTGAATACCGTTAATAATCACCGAAAAAACAGTTTTAGAAAAGTCGGTGTACACTCGTTCCCTGAGTTTATGCGGTATGCTATGCAAAACAACTTATTCAAATAACAATAATGCAACATTGATATGAGTTCGGACACGTTTTTAAATTTGGTTGGTTGCTCCATATTCGGTGCTTTAGGGGTTACTTGCCTGGTATGTGCTATTGCGTTCTCAGCTTCGCACCAACTTCTATTTACGGCTATGTGCTTCCTGATGTTCTATGTACTTTATACAGATAACCAGTACAATACAGAAAGCGTACAGCACTATTTCAGAAAAATGTTGAGGGCTAAAAGATTACGGAAAAGGAAATGTAGATAATGGGTATTGTACTGGAGCTATACGAGCTTAAAAATCTCTGTAAAGATATGGCTGAGCTTGGAGCTGCCAATTATGCAAAAATGGTATTTCCGGCAAAAGATCTTATTTCCCAAAGGGAGGCTTATAAATCATTCGGTGAGGCTCGTGTAAAACGGTGGGTACGCCAGCAACTTGTACACCCTACAAGGAATGGGGCAGAGAAACGCTCCAAAATACTATACTCCAGAGCTGAATTATTAACTATCGAAAAGACAGAGAAAATAGACACTTATATAAACAAATTATGAAAGAAGTATTCTTAAAGAAATTGATCCTAAAGAATTTCAAGAAAATTCAAGATCTAACAGTAGAGTTTACAGATAAAAATACCTTTATCTGTGGTGGAAATGGCACAGGAAAGACAACGCTTCAAGATGCGTTCTTGTGGCTGTTATTTGGGAAGGACAGCACGAATAGGGCTGATACCAACTTTAACATTAAAACGTTGGGAGAAGATGGAAAACCAATCTTACACCTTGTACATAGCGTAACTGGTGTATTGTCTATCAATGGTAGAGATGTTGAACTGCAACGTAACTATGTTGAAAAATGGGGAAGTGGTGTAAACGCTGGTGTCCTTCAAAACCATGCTACAGAGTTTTATTTGAATGGTGTAAAACTCAAAACGAAAAAGGAGTATGATGCGGAAGTAGCAGCGATCTTGCCGGAAGATGTTTTTAGAATGATTACTAACCCGTTATATTTCCCGACCATGAAGGCGCAAGATCAGAAAGCTATGTTGCTTGAAATGGCTGGTAACGTTACGAATGAGGAAGTAGCCAATATCAATCCAAAGTTTCAAGAGCTGATTAGTCTTATTTCAGGCAGAACCTTAGAGCAATTAGCAAAAGAAATAGCCTCTAAGAAATCAGCTATCAAAGATGAGTTAAAGGGTATTCCTGGTAGAATTGATTCGGTACGTGATGCAATGCCTGAAAGTGAGGACTGGGCGGTTTTGGAGAAGGAAATAGCCGACAAAAAAGAGAAAATTAAAGATATTGATAGCCAGTTAGCCGATAAAAGCAAACAGATAGAAGCAGAGTTCAAAGCCAAATCTGAGTTGCAAAAGCAAATCGGGAACAAAAAACTTGCCAAGTCGCAAAGAGAAAATGAGATAAGACAAAATGCCAATAAATCCTACCATGACGTACTGGATAATATTTCAAAGCTGGAATATCAAGTTAAAAGCAAGGATGCTGAAATATCCCGTAAACAAGAGGATCATTCTCGTATCAAAGCTACTATCGAAGCTCTAAATAATGATTTGGAAGTATTGAGAGGTAAGTTCTATGCCATAGATGCGGAAACGTTACAGTACCCGGAAGGAGCTTTTATTTGCCCGACTTGTAAAAGAGAGTTGGAGGTAGAAGATATTCAAGCCAAGCAACAAGAATTACAGGACAACTTTAATCTCAACAAGGCAAACCGACTGAAAGCAGTGCAAAATGAAGGCAAGGAAAAAGCTGCAAAAGTTGAAGAGCTTAAAAAGCAGTGTTCAATTATTCAAGCTGCTATAACTCAGTTGAGTAACGAGAAAGAAATATTGGTGCATAATATCAATGAATGTAAAGGGAATATGCCGGAAGAACAAGATACACAAAAGATCATTCTTTCCGATTCTACCTGGATTTCTCTCAGTAATGAAATCGTAGATCTTGAAAACCAGTTAAAGGCAGAAGCCAAACCTATAGACACAACAGAGTTGAAAGAAGCTAAGGCTATTCTTTCTGAGGCTATAGATGAGCTGAATAAGAAGCTGGGTAAACGTGATACTATAGAACGTTCCAATAAAGTTATTGAGGATCTGGAGGATAGAAGAGATAAAAACAATGAAGCTCTGGCAGAACAAGAACGTTTGGAGTTTTTGGTACAAGACTTCCAGAAAGAAAAAGACAACAAGTTGATGGAACGTATTAACGGAATGTTCTCTTTGGTTAAGTTCTCGTTTATTAGCGAAAAGTTGAATGGGAATGAGGCTATAACCTGCTTTTGCTCTGTAGATGGTGTGCCGTTTGCCGATGTAAACAATGCTTCAAAAATCAATGCTGGGCTGGATATAATAAACGCTATATGTCGATCTGTAGGTATCACAGCACCCATTTTCATTGATAATCGGGAAAGTGTGAACGATCTTATACCTACCATGTCGCAAGTAATAAACCTCGTGGTTAGCAAAGATAAATCTTTGATGATACGTGTTGCCGGAAATGGAACAATGGAAGAATACAAACAACTTTAAATAATAATTTTATGACACAAGAAAATTCAAGTGGTACACAAGTAGTTAGTACCCAATCAACGAAAATGCCAGCACAGGCAAAAAAAATAGATGTGCTGAAAACTATGCTTAACGCTCCTTCTGTAATGGAACAATTTAAAAATGCGCTTTCTAAGAATGCTTCCACATTTGTTGCTTCCATTATTGATCTATACAACTCGGATTCAAATTTACAATTATGCGAGCCGAAAGCGGTTGTAGCGGAATGTCTGAAAGCTGCTGTTTTGAAGTTGCCAATCAATAAGGCTTTGGGGTACGCTTTCATTATCCCCTTCAATAATAGCAAAAAAGTAGATGATTTGGACGAAAAAGGTAAGCCCAAAATAGGCTCAGACGGTAAGCCTATCCAAAAGTATATCAAGGTTATGGAGCCAACGTTTCAACTGGGGTACAAGGGTTATATTCAGCTTGCGGAAAGATCCAACCAATACCGTACCATTAACGCAGATGTCGTTTTTGATGGTGAAGTTCGTAAAGTGAACAAACTTACTGGCGAGATCGCTTTTGACGGGGAAAAGAAGTCTGATAAGATCATAGGTTACTTCTGCTATTTTGAATTGCTTAACGGCTTCTCTAAGACGTTGTACATGACTGTTGAACAAATGGCTACCCACGCCAAACGCTACTCCAAAGGGTTAAAGAAGGAAACAACCGTAGAAAGCCTTATGAAACTTGCCGAACTGCCTTTCTCGGCAGACAGTAAAACCGTTGGATGGCTCGGTAATTTTCATGGGATGGCTATCAAAACCGTTATCAGAAATTTACTTAGTAAATACGGCTATCTCTCTATAGAAATGCAACAAGCATTTGAAAATGATGTTGAGGGTGCGGAAGAGCATACAGACGCTATGCCCACAAGGGGAACACAGCGTTTTGATGTGTCAGATGTTAGCTTTGAGGAAGTTTCTACTACCAGTGCCAATACTGCAACGGCTTCCAATGAAAATAAGCCAGGTTTCTAATGGGAATGGAATTAAGAGTTTTGGGCAGTTCGTCCAGTGGTAATTGCTACATACTGGATAACGGCAATGAGGCTTTGATTATCGAGGCTGGAATACGTTTCATAGACGTAAAAAAGGCTTTGGATTTCAATATTCGCAAAGTAGTAGGCTGCTTAATAACTCATCAGCATAACGATCATGCTAAATATGCTAAGGCAATGGTAGATTGTGGCTTTCATGTATTGGCTCTTTCAGAAGTGATAGAAAGCAAGGAATTGAAAGGCTCCAGAGTAAAAGCCATTAAAGTAGGATCAGGCTATCTGCTTGGTGGTTTTCGGGTGATCCCCTTCCCTGCTTTCCACGATGTACCTTGTGTTGGCTATTTCATTAAGCACCCGGATTGTGGTAGTATTATGTTTTTAACGGATAGTTGCCAGTCTGAATATACTTTTTCTGGATTGAATCATATACTGATTGAATGTAATTACTCTGATACGAAACTGATAGAAAGCATTAATGCTGGGCGTGTTCCTCTTACGCAAAGAAACAGGTTAATGGTTTCTCACATGGAACTGGAAAGTTGCAAACAAGCTCTAAAAGAAAACGATTTGAGCAACGTTGCAAACATAGTTCTTTTACACCTCTCATCTAATAACAGCGATGAGCATTTATTTGTATCTGAGGTGCAAAAACTTACTGGAAAGGCGGTTTATGCCGCTAAACCAGGTTTAAGTATAACCTTAAACAATTTTTAGGTATGATACAAGGATTTTCAGAGCAAACAAAACCTCTAACCGATTATGAGGACAAAGTTATTCTGCCTCTCATAGTACAAGGGCTTCACGGTAAGGTGGGTAAATATAAAGCGATTACAAATAAAGCGATGTGTTCGGCTTTAAAGTCTTATGGGTGTAAAATTGATAGTCCACGAATAAGAAAGATTATCAACCATATTAGACTTTCGGGTATGGTGATTGGGCTGATCGCCACGAGTGAAGGCTACTATATCGCAGAAACACGTAAGGAGCTGGAAGATTACCTGAGAAGCCTTGAAGGTAGAGAAGGAGCCATACACGCAGTTAGAAAGAGTTTAGAAAAACAGCTACAGCTATATGACAAATAAAGTTTTGATAGAAAAGAAGGGTGGGCTATTCAACCTCAGACCGTTATACGACTTGTTTTCTCATTCGGTAGATGGGATTTACCAAGTAATAGTGAAAAAGGTTAGGAAGCCACGCTCCAACGATCAAAACGGCTGGCTATGGGGGTGTATCTATCCAATGCTGTTAGATGGGTTGCTTAATGCCGGATGGGAGTTTACAAGTGTGGAACAAGTACACGAGTTTTTTAAGGCTCAAATGACTAAGGACAAAGTAGTAAACAAACATACGGGTGAGATTATAGAGTTTCCCGGATCAACTGCAACAATGGACACGTTAACATTCTCAACATATTGCGAGAAGCTCAGAGAGTATGCTTTGGAATACTTGAATATAGAAATACCTGATCCCGATCCTAACTGGAGGAAAGCCGATGAAGAAAATACCCAACCACTTGGTAAATGAGCTTATCCGGCTTATTCCAGTGCTAATAGAAAATATCCCACACGAAGGTAGAAGTACCAGAGTGGATAATGCGATACGATTAACTAACAAAATTGTCAAACGATTAAAATCTTTAAAAGATGAAAGTAATTGAAATTACTGAGATTGAAGTAAAGGCAGCTTTAGACGTTGCTAAAAGTGAAGAAGTGAAAAACGTGTTGGTAGCCTTGTTCTGCAAAGGTGAAAAGAAACCAACCCCTACCCTTGATGATTACACGACAATCCGAAGTTATGAGGATGCGTGTGCTGCTTTAAAGTGTTCCCCTATTGATGAGAAGGCTTTGCATTCTGCTGGAGTAAGAAAAGGGATTATTGCCTTAATCAAACTTGAAACAATCAGCCGGGCTTTGTGGGGTAAGAATTACCAGCCTAAACCGGATGCAAGCGGTAATAGCCGTTTCTATTTCCCCTGGTTTGCTTTGTGGACTGAGAGAGAAATTAAAGAAACAGAAGATCTTGTATATATCCCAGTTATTGACGCTCTAAACAATCGTGCGGGCTTCGGTTGTGCGGATACGGATTACGCCCCCTCGCATACGACTGCGGATGTCGGCTCTCGGCTTTGGCAAGAATCAAGAGAGAAAGCAAAGTATTTCGGGCAGCAATTCATTGAATTGTGGTTTGATTATTTGATGTTTAATGTAAAGAAGGTGCAAGAATGACAACAATATTTTATATACTGATAGCCTTCTGCCTTTTCTTTGAAGTGCTGAATTTGGCAGCTTGCAAAAAAGTTTTCGCTGCTGTGGAAAAGTATAAGGACAAAAACGATCTCACTGAGATAAGCCCGGTTTTCGCTGTTTGGAGAATGTGCAACTGGATCTACCTTATATTGTGCTTCATAGGTTTAATAAGCTCTCAATGGATAGGTTTTCTTGCATTGATTGTTTTAAGCCTTATCCCTAAGAAGTGGTTTACATGGAGAATTATAGATAACATATTAGGAATCGCAATCTTACTGTTTGTTCTCTTGAATAAGTACCACTTTCAAATAGACTTCAATTCATTAATAATCAAACTTATTTTGCAATGAAAGATATAATGTTGGCTGATACTCCAGTGGAGCAAAGAGCGCAAATTTTACGTGATAGCTGCGATGAGGTCGTAGAGAAAAGTTATCTCTCAAAGTTCTCTCAGGAAGAAACTAATGAGCTTCGGGCTAACCTTGTAGAAGTTCAGATACAGATGCAAGAACTGACAGAAAATTTTGATGTAGTTAAAGCTGACTTCAAAGGGAAAATGAAGCCACTGCAAGAACGGATCGGAAAAATGCTTGATGATTTGAGAAAAGGCGGTGAGTACATTAAAGGTGAGTGCTACAAGTTCATAGATCAAGACGAAGGAAGAGTAGGTTACTATACGCCAGACGGTTATTTGCTGGAGGAAAGACCTATGAAGCCGGAAGAAAGGCAGAAAACAATTCAAATGGCAGTGCGCTTGACTGGCACAGATAATTAATTTATTAACATCTTAATTTTTAAAACATTATGGAAGAAAAAAACAAAGGTTTGAACATTAACATCGAACATTACACTGGAGAGAAACCTATTGAAGTAGTTTATAGACTTGGTGACGCAGCACAAGCACAACAACCGCTTGCAACCAAAGCCCCGGAAAAGATCAGTGTTTCCGGCACTATCTCCACTCCGTATGAATGGCTTTCCAAGCGAATAGACACTGTAGATCAGAAACGTGCAAATGTCGTTGTGGATCGTGAGAAAATGACAATTCAGCTCACTGTAAACGAAGATGATTATTACAATAAAAACACGTTCACTGGTAC